TTGTAAGCGACATTCAAATCCTTAAATGATTTCATTTTTTTGCCTGTTAATTTATAAAACAAATTTCGGCAGCAAGCGTGCTTGGCCATTCCGTAGAATGACGCAATCAGTTCCCGCCGTCTCTTTCTTGATTTGACTTTGTGTAGTTTCCTTGCATACTTCTTCTTGACACGCTTGCGCAGTAGAGAGTATGATCCGTTGAATGTTACATACCCCAAGAAGTCGATTCCTTGCGCTGATGGGAATACCCTTTCGTTCTTCTTGATTTCAAGGTCTATTTCACCGATCTGTTCATGTACAATATTGCGTGCCAACCAATTCTCCTGCTTGTGACCACAGAGTACAACGCCATCATCACAGTAGCGGTAGAAGTACTTGATGCCGTATTTGTCCTTTAGAAAATGGTCAAGGAATACGGACAACAAGAGGTTGCCAGAAGCCTGCGAGCTTCGCAACCCGAAACTGATACCCTCCGGAAGGAGATGAAGAAAATGATCCAGGAGCGATAGCAGCGTCTTATCTTTGAATACTCTGCGGAAACACCACATGACAAACTCAGGCTTAGTGTTGTCATAGAAATGCTTGACATCGAACTTGTAGCAGTAACGTGTGCCTTCTGGGTCATTATCCATGTCCAATTGCATGCACTTTCGTAAATCGTGTGTGCCACGTTTTTTGATGCTCGCTCCAGTCGTTCTAATGTACCGCTTGTGCAGATATTGGTCTACGACGTTCATCACGGCATACACAGCGATGCGGTCGTACATGGATAGAATCTGTAGGTGTCTAACTTTGCCATTCTCACAGATGATGCGTTCATGATAACTGCCGAGTCGAAAGGAACCGTCGGCAAGTTTTGCAGTCAGTTCTGCAATCACCTCCTCGCGGTGTGCGAGCAGATAGCGTCCTTGACGGCATTTCTTACGCTTCTTCCCACGCAGTACACGGTCAAACGCCTCCGACATATTGCCGTAGGACGTTATCTCTTGCATGATATAGCCTTCTCTGTGCATGGTCTTCTTTTTATGATGGAAGATAAGGGCCTTCCTTTCCCCGGGCCAAACTTCTTCGAATCGTTACCGACCTACCAAACTCTATTGCCCGACACTTGATGTTTCAGCTTTCCACCTTGACATAGATGCTTTTGCTGTGGCTCGTTTCCCTCGGCTCCACATTAGGGACACGTCCCCGTCGTTGTACGCCGATTAGTTAGATTTCCAGACGCGAGCCGATAAGCGCACTCGAGTACGAAGCATCGTCACCCGCATCCGCACACGACACACCGCCAATCGCGACCGCGCTGATGCACCCGCGATAGACCACACGGCCAGTCGACGTGCTCACCTCATAGCGGTCGGTATAGTATGTCGTCGACGAACCGTTCACAGTTCCCGTCGGCACCATATCCATCCATTTGCCGTGCGCCACGCCCGTTATCCATAGTCCCTGCGTTGCGCCCTTCACCATCCTCGTCGTGCCGTCCGCCATCCAGATACGCCACTTTCCCTGGTTGCCCGAGTCATTCGGCAGGTCCACGCGGTCCATCATGTCCCACTTGTTGCCGTAGATGTCCTCATATCCCAGGCAGCAAGTGTTCACCACCTGCACCACCGTTTGCACTCCGTATTCACCCTCCGCCTTGTACCATGCGTATTGGCGCACCGAGCCGTCCACCACCGAGTTCGTCACATCCGCCTTTATCGCCTTCGCCGCCTCATAGCCTATCGTGTCCTCCATGCCATGACTCATCGTGCCGCCCGTCTTGCGGTTGTAGTCGTGCAAACCTGCACCGCACTCCGACTGCATGTCCCTGCGTCCATATTTCGCATACGCAAGGTTGGCTATCCACGAGTGCATCATCGCGTCTATCTGCTGCATGCCCCTACGATGCGAGTAGTAGTGGAAGTCTATCCATGTCAAGCCACCCGTCGTCGAGCCGCCCGTCACGCATGCCCTCAGCTTTTCGCCCACTACCGAGCTGCCCACCACGGCGCACAAATAAGCATCCTCATGCACCCATTCCGGCTCCATGTCCTCTATCTTGTCGCTGTTCGACAGCACCACCATATCAAACTCCGCCGTGTTCAATACCGTGAAGTATAGGTCCGTTGCACCCTCCGGCACATCGCATATCACATACATTCCACTCTCAAACTTGCAGTTTATCGTCGGCACAACCACGTTCTTCACCACCGTTCCGTCAGCGTCAACGAATGCCGAGCCTACAAGATTCGTTCCTATCACCGTTGGGAATCGCACCTTCTTCCAGCCGTTGACTGTCACCCTACACACTGCATAGCTCGTGTCCGCCGTATAGGAGTCCCGTATAGTGTCCTTGCCGCTCATCACCTTCTGCCCCTTGCGGTAGCCGCCGCCAGCCTGTATCGCCTCCAGCTTCACTATGGTCACTTCCGGCACTTTCGGCATCTCCTTCTGACTGCTGAAGCAGCTATAGTGCTTGCCGTTCAGGTAGTCGTTCACGCCCTTTGTCCACCTTGCAGGCTCCAGCATCATAATGTCGCCCTCCGTGCTGTCAAGCTTCGCCTCGCTGCCGTCGGCATACTTATAGCTGTCCGCATCATCCAGTGGGTAGTACGTCACCTCGCCGTCCGTGTTGTTCATCACCGTGTCCACACCAGCTATCCTCACCTCTGTCGTCGTCGCCATCTTCGTCACCTTCGCCAGCACTCTGTGCCGCAGCTTTAGTATCGCTTCGATGTGGCCGCTCGGCTTGTATGGCGTGCCATACTTGTAGCCCGTCCCGTTGTCAAGGTTGCTCACGTTCGCATCGTCGCTCACCGTATCGTCAAACTCTATCATCGTGTACTCCGGCTGCACCAACCTCAGCTCGTCACCGATCCATGCAGTCAGCCTCTCATAGGTCGCCTCGTCCATGCTTCGCGTCAGTCGGTATTCGCCTTTCAGCACGGCATGGTCCACCACCGTTCCGTCGTCATCCACACCCTGCATCCCGGTCTCCATCATCGCCACCAGGTCAGCCCCGTCACCGTCCATGTCAACGTCAGCCACACGCAGCGTCCTCACGTTCGGGCATTGCGCATAGATGCTCTTCCATTCCAGTCCCGCACAACTGTCAAAGATGAAGGTCGCCACGTTCTCGCTGTTCTCCATCTCCAGTCCTTCCGCCGTCAGCTTTGGCAGATATTCCAGTCTCAGCGTTGTCAGCGTCCCCGGCAGCCGCAGCTCCTTCAGCGGTGCGCCCTTTGCCACCGTCACGCTCTTCACCGTCGTGCCTCTCGCGTCCAGCTTCTCCAGCAGCGTCTGGCTTCCGAAGTCCAGCACCGTCGAGTCCTGACGATTGCTCCTCGCGTTCGTCTGTCCCTTCAGGTTCACCTCTCTCAGCTGGCCGCAGCCGCCCGTCACGAGCCACCACGTCGTTACCGATGCCTCCGAACCGTCCGCCACGCTCAGGTCCAGTTTCCTCAGCGCTGCGCAGTTGTTCAGTTCCAGTCCGTTCAGCAGGTGGCTTGCCGCGCCCCTCATGTCCAGTTCCATAATTCTCGAAGCGCCGAACAGCAGCATCGGGTCGTTCAGCGCACGCTTGCCCGTCACGCTTAGCGTTCCCTGCTCGCCGCGCAGCAGTCGTCCCGTCTCGCCCTCCATATAGTCCTTGCCGCTCAGTCCGTAAGCAAAGTAGTATTCGTCACTCGCCGTTATTTTTATAACGTCGGCCTTGTCGCTCGTCTCTCTCGCCAGATAAAATCCGGCTGAGTCCGCGCGGTAGCTGCTCACGCCGAACTTCGCGTCAAGCAGAGCGAAGCGGTTCGTGACGAAGTGCTTCAGCTGCATCCTTCGGGTGCCACTTAGGGCATACATGTAGTAGAACTTGTTGCCGTCTGTGGTCACGCCGTTTTCCGTCACTCTCACGCCCTTTATCTCCGGTGTGATATACTTCATCTCACCGCTCTTGTTGTATTCCCTCTGCGACCAGTTTGCCTCTATCTCCTCCAGTGTCTTCAGCACCCTTGGGTTCGACAGCGCCTTTCTCAGTTCCTCGGCAGCGGCTTTTAGCTCGTCCTCCATATTCGCCAGCACCAGACACCACAGCCACGAGTCGTGACCTTCGAACACCCATTTCTTCTTCTCCGTGTCCCACGAGTCCCTTGCCACATTGTAGAGGTAAGCAAGCAGCGAGTCGTTGCGCTTGCCCAGCATCGTGTCGCCGTCATAGTATGTCACCCACCATGTCAAGCCGTTCCACGTTCTCCATATCGTGTTCTTCACACGTTGGTCCACCATGGCAAAATACTCGGTCAACAGATACCAGTACAGCAGGTTCTTCTTTGAGAAGTGACTGTCTATCTCTGTTTTGAACTTTTCCGATTTCCATGTCGCCAGGTCTGTGCAGGTCATATCCGCACCTGTAGGCACGCACGCCTTCACCCATGCCAGCATCGTCCTTACAGCGGTTTTCTGGTATTCCGTGGCGTTCGTTTCCCCGCCTGCCTCGTCCGCACCGCTCCACAAAGTGTCCTTCGGGTAGTTGAACTCATAACTCGTGGCAAACTCCGCGTCAAGCTGCGCGTCCGCGTCAGCATCTGTCTGGAAGTTGCACAGTTTTTTACCGTTGTCAAGAAACTCCAGCGCAATGTGCTTTGCCTTGTCCGTCATGCCCGTCACCTCATACCAGTCGCTCTTGTCGTTGTTCATCTGGTACTGTCCGTAGAATGTCGGATGTGCCTCGTCTGCCCTCGTGCATGCGAATATGTCGCACGGATAGCCGTATATCGCGGTTCTCACCGTCGGATCGTTCTCCTGCGGTGGTGTCGGGCAGAGCTCTCTCAGCACGTCGTTGAAGAGGTTGGCCATGCCCGTGTTCGTTTTCATCGACGAGTCCGAGAAGTCCGCCTTTGCGCAATTCACCTTGCACGGGTGCGGGTCCCCCTTGTACAGCGGCAGTTTGTTCACATCCTGCTTCACACCGTTTATCCACATCTCCGGCTTCAAGCCCTCCTTCATGCACTTCATCCAGTAGAAGCGGAAGTTCTTTATTGCATATTTCGTTGACGAGGTGCCCTGTATGCGCATCACGATATTCGTGAACCTTATCACGTCGCCCCATGCCGTATATATCGTCAACTCGTCCACATGGAAGTTCTGCTTCTTGTTCTTGCATGCGTTCACGTCGTCAAGACCGTTGCCCGAGTCCTCCGAGCGCACAATCTTTATCACGGCCTTGCCGCGTTTCATCACCGCATCAAGATCAATCTCGCCTGTCTCCGGATTTATCACGTTGTTGTCTTCGTACAGCTCCGCCATCGTCTCCACAAGCTGCTGGTCCACGATGTGGTTGTCAACTGTTTCATCGTCTGTCAGCGGTCGCGAGTATGCGCGTATGCCGTATATGTAAACGTCAGCACCGTCCGACATGAAAGTCAGTCCCTTCGCCTCTGTCTGCATGAAGTTGTCGTCCTCCTGATAGCACATAGCCGAGCAGCGGTCACCGTTCATATACAGTTCCATCAGTCCGCCGTCAGCCTTCTTGCCCACAGTAAACGCCATCTTTATGCGCTCGCCCTCTGTGTATTTCGATTCCACGCCCACAGGCACTTTCGTCACTATTGGTTTCCCCGTATCCGGATCTATGTTCGCCCCGTCCTCGCGGTCTATCGTCGATCCGCTCTGTAGCGTCGCGCTCTGTGCCGTCACTCTGATGCCTTTCACGTCATTCTCCATGCAGTCCATCACCATGCTGTCCCTGTCCGACACGTTCTTCACCATCAGCTCCACTTCAACCGTGCAGCCACTCGCCTTCACGTCCTTCAGGAATGGGCGGTAGTCCACGGTTGCCCTCGCGCCGTTCTTCAGCACCAGTGCGTTGCCGTCCCAGCCGCTCGTCGCCCAGTCCACGCCATCGAAAGTCGTGCCGTAGCCGTTGTTCTCCCATGCTTGGCGCGTCTCCGCGCTCTCCGTGTTGCTCCTGCCGCTCGCCGTCAGCTTCATCTCCAAGCCCTGCGTAGCCTCGCCAATATCCAGACCGCTCGACTCCACTTCCACGTTGAAGGCTGTAGCCGCCTCGCCGCATGCCAGTCTTACGGCTACTGTCCCCTGCTTCATGTATCGCCCTGAGTAGGTCTGTTTGCTTCTGCCCACGGCATAGGTTCTTTCCGTCACTGTTCCGTCAGCCGTCTGTGTCTCCCTCACCGTCGCCGGCACAGCCTTCGCGTCATACGCAGCAAAACTGAATCGCAGCTCGCCATATTGCCGTGCTGTCAGCGTAGGCTCTATCGGCATGGCACCGAACTTTACTTCGCCCTTCGCGTCGCTGAACATTATCCCAACATACGGCTCGTCCGAGCCTTTCTTCAGCACATCCATCCATATCACGTCCGAGCGTAGACCGTCCCTCTCTGCTATCATCTGCAGCGAGTGCCGCCCTGGGGTCAGGCTTCCTGCAGCTATGCTGAAAGAGTCTCTCGTCGTGCCCGACTTCTGCACCGTCTTCGTCAGCGGTGCCTCGCCGCCGTCCACATACAGCGACACCGTTCTCAGTCCGCTGCCAGTCAGTGTGAACGGTATGCTTATCGTCTCGCCGTCGGCATATCCGCCCCTCTGCAGTCCCGTGCTCACGTCGTAGTCCGAGGATAGCGCCATACCCACCACCGTCACGCTCGCATAAGCTTGCTTTGTCTGCTGTTCGCCATCGTCAGTCATGCAAACCGCCTTCACATACACGTCCACCTTGCCCGCCGTCTTCATGTATTGCGTCAGATCCACATCATAGCTGCCCTTTGCCACGCTTCGTGTCTCCTGCTCCCAAAGCGTCGTCGTGCCCATCTTCACGCTTATCGTCACCGTCGCCTTCACGCCGTCGCTCTCGTTCTCCGCGTTCACGTGGTCGTATGTCCAGGTCAGCACAGTGTTGCCACCCTCCTTTATCAGTTCCGCGCTCACCTTCGCTGTCACCAGTATGCGGCTCGTCGCCGACGTGCCGCCACCGCCGCCTGCAGGCAGCTTCGTGTGCGATATGGCGTTGCCCTTCTCATCATAGGCATACAGGTAGTTCTCCTCACCGTCAGGCACCACCTCCAGCGTGTGCAGCGTGTGCGCCTCCAGTTCCTTTATCTTTGTCGCCACCACGCGGTTCTCCACCGGGTTGGTACTCTCCTCGTTCAGGCTTTCGTCCACGTCCGTCTCCCTCACCTCTATGTTCACATTGCCCTCCTCGTCCGGAGTCAGTGCCGTGCCGTTTACTGTCACGCTCTTCACCGTCCCCGCGCCGCCGAAGTCCTCCCAACTCACTGGTTCCTCCCAACTCTCCGTTGTCGAACCCGTAAACTGCTTGGTCTCCCATTTTCCAGGTTCCGTCTCGTAGCTCACGCAGCGGCCCTTCTTCCGCTCCTTCGCCTCTACTGCCTTTATAGCGGTCGCAAGCGTATAGTATTCGCCGTCCTTCAGCGGTTTCTTCTCCGTCACGTTATAGGTGTTGCCGCCGCTCTTCTCCTCAATGGCAGTACGAAGTTCATCATCGGCTGCGGTTCTCGCCGAACTCTCTTCTGTTATCGCATTTGTGTTGCTGGCAATGTCTTCTGCAAGGGCGGCTTCTGCCTCAGTGCGTGCCTTGTTCTCCTTGTCTATTAAGCCCGACAACCCATCCATTGACTTCTTCACTGTATCCGATATATACTCAGCCCATTCCGTCCATGTCCCTCTCTCGTTCTCCAAGTGTGCCGAGTTTATGTTATACGAGCGGAAGTATCTGTATATAGCCTTGTCATTGTGTACACTGAAGTCCAACTTACCCTCCGTATTCATGCTATAGTGCGTCGTCAGCACTTCCGTCAGTTGGTGTCTCATCGAATCCGAGAAAATCTCCACTACACCCACATTCATTCCATTGTAGACCAACGTCCAGCGCGAGTGCAGCGTGTCCTTCGCCATCCTTACGGCTTCCGCTACGCTCCCGGGCAAGTCATCTATCTTTGCCACGTCAATGCTGCCCACTATTCCCTCGGCAAGCGTCCGTGTTTCCGCATCGGCGCTTTCTCTTGCCGTTGCTTCGGCAGTCATCTTTCTTTGCAGTTCTGCATCCGCGGCTGCGCGTGCGGTGGCTTCCTCCTCTATTTTCGCCTTCAGCTCGTAAATGTTGCCGATGTTGCCCATCTTCAGCCACCCCGGCTTCTGCCAGGCGTATATGTCGCCGTTCTCAGCGCTCGTCTTGTCAGCCTCGTTGTATATGCTCACCAGTTGGCCGTAGCGCAGTGCCTTGCCGTTCGTCCCCATGGGGGCTGTGTCCGCCTCCATCATCGCCTTCGTCTGGTACACTTTCCTTATGCCCAGTCCGTCCGCGCTCTGCTCCATGTCGGCTATGTACGCCAGCGTGTCGGCATGCAGTCCGCCCACCTCCTCTGGGCTGATGCTGTCCGTTTCTGTCTTGCCTCGCAGCTCCGAGGCGCGTTTCTGTAGGTTGTATATCGTTTCCATAAGCTATTGTTATTTGGGTATGTCGAAAATCATTTTTATCGGTAATGCTGAAGGTCTGTCCACATCATCGAATGGTAAGGACACGTCTGCTCGCACCGTCCCTTCAAACGAACTGAGGCTGTAGTCCTGCACTCCGTTTTCCGTCTGAACATACCCTCTCGTCGACGTGACAAACGCATCTGGCAGAACTCCGTCATAATAGAACAAGGCAATGCTGCCAGTTACTTCTTCGTTGCTTGTGCTTCTTATGTTCACTTTTATACGGTACATTTCTTCCATCTCCTTGTACATCACCGTTCCCGTATAACCATTGAAGAACGACACCTTCAGCTGTTTGTAGCTCGGCTCGTCCTCTATGCCAATGGACTTTCTCACCAACTTTTTCATCACTGGCAGGTCATATATGCAGTAGCTCTCCGTTGCCCCGCTTTTGTCCGTGCTTAGGTAGCCTTTCGTTTCCACGGCGCATGCCCTTGTCTGTCCGTCCTCAAACACGCGGTTGTCCGTTTCCTCTCGTTTGATGCAGAGGTATATAGGATCATCCCATGATTGCAGCACGAGGGTCACGTCATCCCACGCCACAAACTCTCCGTTCACAACAGCCGTTCCACCATAAAACTTGCCTGTCGTAGTACTTTTGTCAACATCGACAGACACTATTTCAGCCTTAATATCTGCTAACAGATACGCCTTCACGCCGCCCGTCAAGGTCTCCAGCAGACGTTTCATGCCTGCCGTGTCGTTCTCCTGCAGCGTCTCAAGGTCGTCCACATACACGGGCTGCCCGCCCTCGTTGAATTTCAGTCTATTCATAGTCATAAAGTTCTATGCGGTACGTTCGTCCCGCAGGTTTATAATAACTCAGCAGATTCCTTATCTCTCGCAGGTTCCTGCCACCGTATTTGTCCTCCTCCGTATTCTCCGATGTGCAGAGGAACGTCGGCACCCACACCACAAAGCTGTCCTTGTACGAGCTTTCGCCCCTCTTTTTCAGAGTCACGCTCTTCTCCGTCCGTCGGTACATATATAAATCCTTCTGCATCTCGTCGCGCCTGTGCCAGAACACCATATCCTCCGCCGCCGTGCTCTCTATCCATATCTGTCGTTCTTTCAGATAGAATGCCTCGTTCAGCGCCTTTTCTATATACATCACGTTGGCCGTCGTGTTCAGCCGCCTGTCCGCGTTCTTGCGCCGTGCCATCAGCTGCTCGTATATATGCCTCACTGGCAGCGTCAACACCTTCAGCAGAGCCACCGTCAGTCCGCCCCTCATCACCGGCGGCAGCAGCTGTACCGCCATTTTCACCATGTCAACTTTCCACCACATAGCTCATCGAGTTTTCAAGTCCCTCCACCGTCAGGCTCCCGCCTGCCGCCGTATAGTTGTTCCCCTTTATCGTGGTCCACGCCGTCCCCGTCGCCGTCATATACAGGCAGTCACCCAGCTCCACGTCCTCCACGCCTTCCACCGCCTGTATAGCGTCCGTCAGCCGCGTCTTGTTGAACGTGCCGCCATACACTATGTTCTTCAGATACGCCTTTATCGCCTCGTCCACGGCTCTCACCCCGTCCGATATACGCCTTCCGTCCGTGCCTATCACCAGCGGGTCCACCCATATCATGGCTCTCACCGTCAGCCGGTCAGCCCTCTGCGAGCGTATGTTCAGCACCACGCCAGCTATCTTCACCCTGTTCATATACTGTTTGAAAGCCGTTAAAACACCATCCGAAAGCGGTTCCGGCAGTCCGCCCTTCTCGCCGCTCGCCAGGATCTCCACACTCGTACCACGGTCTCTAACCGCCACATACTTCACCACCTGCTTCCCCTCGTCCGCCGTGGCATATCCGTATTGCTGTGTCGCCTCGTCCAGCACCAGCGCGTCGCCGTATTGAAAGGCTCTCGCCACCTTGTAGTACCACGGCACGCTTGCCACCACCGCGCTTGCCATCCGTGCCTCCACGTCCGCCGCCCACCTTTCGGTCAGCACCTCCACCACATGGCAGCAGGCGGCCACCACCCACAGCAGCACGTTCTCCACGCTCACGTCCGAGAACGTCCCGCCCCACGTCGCGCCTGCCTTCAGCCCGTAGCGCTCCCTTATCGTTGCGTCCGCCATGAAGGCGTCCGTCATCGTCTTCTTTATCTCTGCCGTTGTCCTTGCCATGTCCTTTGTTTCTTGTAGTTACATGTATTCCTTCGTAAACTCTTCACCGAAAATCCGTAGCCTTACGCTGCTCTCGTCCCTTGCCGTCGCCGGGCTCGCCTCGTGTGCCTTGCAGTAGCTCTTCATCACGCGGTTCTCCTTCACCCCCTCCGGCAGCCGCAACGTCCTGCCGGCCTCCAGCGTGTCCGTAAGGCTCACGCCGTTCTCCATGGCCATGTCCAGAGCAGCCTCCCATGTTCCGTGCTCCTGCACCGCTATGTCCGCCAGCGTCTGCCCGTCTTTCACCGTCACCTCCATAGCCTTACATCTTTTTCCTGCCGGATATGCAAAACCACACTATGCCACTCACGAGCATGCCTCCTGTCATCCACACATACCATGGCACACCAGTTCCCCTCTTTTCGCTTTTCTCAGCCCAGTGGTTCAGCATGTCATGGTTTGTCTGCACGGCAGCGCCTTGCTGCACATCCTCATGCTGGCTCTCCCTTGTCGTATCATGGTTCTGCTCTCGGTTACGTTCCGTGTTGCGCCAATGCTCACTCTTCACCACGTTGCCCGCCTGGTCCACCGTCACCACCGTCGAGTCCTTCACCACCGTCGAATCCTTCACCCTCGTCTCGTAGCGTATCACCACAGAGTCTTTCTTCACGATGGAGTCCCTTATCGCCACCGAGTCCCTTACCGCTCGGGTCTCACGGCTCTCGCTCGTTTTTCTTGTAGTGGCACAGCTCACCATGAGCATAACCATCAATAGCCATAAAAAATTTTTCATCGTCATACAGTTTTTATATGTCCTTGTATTCCACTTTCGCATCAAAACACGGACACGCCTTTATCCATTCGTTTCTGGTTATCTTTCCGTCTCCGTTCAGATCGGGCGAAAAGTCCCTGTGTCCCTGTATCGTCGCCTTCGGATATCTGCTTCTGAGCAGTTTCAGCAACGCCTTCAGACTCTTCTTCTGCGCCTCCGTGCGATTGTCTGTCGCTTTGCCCGTAGCGTCTATGCCCCCTATGTACGCCACGTTTATCAGCTTCGAGTTCCAGCCCTTCACACCGTTGCTCACCCTCTCCTCGTCCAGCATCTGGTGCACCACACCGTCTGCGCTCACAACATAGTGGTAGCCCGGGTTCTTCCATCCCTTGCGCTTGAACTCCATTTCCAGCCCCCTTATCGTAGTCATTTGGCTGCTCGCCGTGCAGTGTACGGCTATGTATCGTATATCTCTCATTTCTTCTTCATTTTGTCGAGAGCCGCTTCCACGTCCTCGGGTTTCACATTCAGTTTGCTTGCAATCTCGCCCACAAGAGCATTCTTCAGCAGTTGCAGGAAGGGCATGTTCGGAAAACATATCAGCATGCTCGCCGCCGTGCTCCATAGCTCCACCAGTATGATGCAGATGCAGATGACGCTCGTCGACAGCCCGTTTCCCACGCCCAGCAGTTTGTCTATCAGTATGAACAGCAGTATCACTGAGCCGTACACCGCCAACTTCGACAGCGAGTCCCTCATCAGCTCGCTCTTCGTAAATCGGCCCTGCTTCACGCTCGATGCAATGCCCCATGCAGCATCCATCACCACAGCAACCACCGTGAAGCCCACCATCGTTTCATACCCTGCCAGGAAGTTTGCCACAATCAGTCCCACGCACACCGCCCAGCCCCATGCCGTCGACAGCACCACCGACAGCTTGTTCATAAAATGTTCCAGTATCATCATTCAGTTTCCTTTCCTTTTTTCTGTTAATAACTCGCCTCTATCTCCACACCCTTCTCCGTGATCCTCACCTTCGCCACAGTCTGCCCGTCCATCTCCAGCTGCTCCTTTATCTCCGTGCGCCAGTATATAGGGTCATTATCCAGCAGCATGTCGCTCAGCCCCACGCCTGCCGACGGACGCTCTTTCAGCTCCCCCTTGTGCAGCGTCAACAGCAAAGCCTGGTTCTGCCGCAGCGTGTCCCCCACGGCCATCATGCCGTTCCTCACAGCAGGTTCCAGCACGTTGTCGTTGCCGTCATATCGCAGTTCTATACCTTTCATCCTCTCCTCAGTGCTTTATAGTTTCGTCCTCGTAGTCCCCCTGGACAAAGCGGTTCGCCGCCTTCATCGGCTTTACAGTGGTAAACGTACCCCCGGGATGCGCCACCGTCACCTGGTGCGTGTGGCTATTGAATGCGTCCACCAGCTCGTTTATCTTTGCCGTCAGCTCGCCTATGTTCACCAGTCCGCCCAACAGTCCGCCGTTCACCTCTATCCTCTCCACATGGTCCACCTGCACCACCACCAGCTCTGCCATGTCGCCGCTCAGGCTCCCCATCGTCACCGCTGTCCCCACCTTAGGTGTCACCAGCATCCGCCCCTTGTCCTCCGTTTCCGAGGCCTTCAGCCGCACCCCCGGCACGTCCACCTTTCCCACCGTCACCGTGCAGGTCTGACCCTCCACGCTCTTCACCACGCCTTGGTACAGCGTCGTCTCCCTTCCGCCGCCAGCGCCCCTCAGCAGTTCTTGCAGCCTTCTGTATTCGTCCATTCCGTTTCCTCCTTTCTCCCTTTTATTAGCTCAACTTAAAACCTAACGTCACCTTCCTCTTGCCGCCATCCCTGCCGAACTCCGTTGTCACTGCCGCCACAAAGTACGTCCCGTCCTTATACTCATAGTCTCGGTCACGCAGCACAGCGCTGTCACCCGGCTTGCACATCGGCACCAGCCATCCCGTTATGCTGCCCTCATAACCGTCAAAGCTCCGCCGTTTCACCTCCAGCTCACCGCGAGCCTTCATCGATGCCTCGTCACTCGTAGGACACTTGATTTCTATTTTGTCGCCGCCAGTTGTGCCAGTCTCGATTTCTTTGACCGTGCCGTCTGGCATAAGTGCCTTCACGATAACAAGCAGCCGTTTGTCTTGTGCTCGATGATAGGTCAGGTTTTCTTCCTCGACGTTCAGCGAGAAATCATAGAAACGTTCTTCGCCGACTTTCTCGCCTGGTGGGTGGATGTGCAGCGTGCCGTCTTGCATATAGATGTCCGCGCCGCTTTCCTCCTGCACCTTCTTCAGAACATCGTAACCAGTAGCGTTGTTTATCACGAACTTGCTGTACGTCCATGTGTAGGAACACTCAACACTACAGCCGATACCGCAGCCGTCAACGACCTTTGCAAGCAAGTCTTTCAGCGTCACCTTTTGCAGTACTTCATTCGGAATGTCTTTTCTGAACAGAAACAGGTCGTCCTCGCAAATCAGCTTTATGTCGCCGCCATCGGTGGATATGCGCTGCAGCCAGCCTTCAAACTCCGTTTCAAGTCCGGTTTCTTCATATCCGAACTTTATGCACACCTTGTCACCACGTTTCAGGTTATCCTCAATCTGCAGTGCCGCATTATATTCGGCTCCGGGCAGCGTTATGGTCGCGGTGTCAGCAAGCAGCTCTACACTTTTGTGTATCTCCACCTTGTCGAGCATTCCGAGTCGGTAGTTGCCGACCGTTATGTCATAAGTCATCGTGTACATATTGTATTATGTGTTTAGATCCTCACGGCTCAACAGCAGCTTATAGATGTCATCGCTGTATGCCTGGATGGTGTAGTTCTGGTTTGTCCTGCCGATAGTGAACGGTATGTCCCAACTCTCTATTGCCAGTTGGCTGATGCCGAATATCTCCAGCAATGGGCACAACGCCTTCACATGTCCCGCCTCGCAGAAGTTCTTCAGCCTTGTCACGTCGGCATCCGGATAGCTGCCGTCCTCGCTCATCAGCAAGCCTTCTATCCTGACGGTATAGTCGTCTTGCGTCCAGCGTTCCTTGATGCTGCCTTTCACCTTTCCTTTCGACACATGGCGGCGCGTCAGTATATTCTGTCCGTTGACGCTTATCATCGGCTCCACCGGGAACAGCCACTCCTCGGCACCTGCCTCCTCCAGTTGGAAACGCAGCGGCATCACCATAGGAACACCAAGCGCATTTGTACGGACTATATCCTCAAGCTCTTCGTCGGTGATTTTTGTCACATCGAAGCCTGAACTGTCGGGTATCGTCTTGCCGCCTTGAATGTAGCCGAGGTTCTTGCCGAAGAAATTGTTCTCACGGAACAGCCAGTAGGGCGGTACCTTGGTCAGCCCTGCAGCCCTCAGCGCAAGGTTCTGCAGTATGAATTTGTTTGTCGTGCTCATCGGTCTGTACTTGTTGCTATTGACAGGGCGCGGTTCATACATTGGAGTACCACACGCTCCAGTTCTGCCGTGTCGCTCTTATCGTTCATTGTTACTTGGATATTGTCGAAAAACTTGCCGATAGATATGTTTATCGACGTGTTGCGTGTGCCGCCAGTAGCAAGTGTCTCGGCTGTCTTGCGTCCGCCGTTTCCTCCTTTTCCGCCCTTTCCATTTTTACCGTCAGTGGCAGAGCCGAACGAAAACGAATTGTCGCTGCCTTTCACTCCAGGAGTGGATATGACTGAGGATTTCTTCGGTTTGTCTTTCGCCCTCTCTCGAACATAGTTTCGGTCGTATTCATCTTTTACACCATTCACAAGTTGTTTTGTCGCTGTGAGTGCTTTTCCGGTGCTCGATATGCCCGTAATGTCCTTCACACCTTGCACGGCACTGTTCCAAGCTCCTTTGAAGTCGCCGTCAAAGAGTTTTGCCATGGCATCACCGATTTTGCCAATACCACTGAGCAAGGTTTTGAAACGGTCTATCAAGTAGTCCTTGATGATGCCTCCGAATCCCTTAATCACAGACCACATGGTAAGCAGGAAGGCACGAAATCCTGCAAACTTATTCCAGCAATACACGATGCCAGCTACCAAAGCAGCCACCGCCGTAATGACGATGCCGATGGGGTTTGCGTTGAGAGCCACGTTCAGCAGCCACTGCACACCCTCCCATGCCTTTGTCACGGCAGAGACTATTTTAATGGCACCGACCATTCCCCACAAGGCTATCGTGTGGAGGTTGAAAGCTATCGTACCGACACCGACAACCACAGCGAGGTATCCGAGTTCTGTTTTCCACTGCATGATGAAGTTGATGACACCAGCCACAACTGACAGTATTTTCGACAATGCGGTCGCTATCGGCGGCACTATCGCCATAAACACATCCATCAGTCCGCTGACGATTGGTTTCAGCTGCTCGAACATGTCAACGGCTGACTGCCTTATATTGCCCATCAATGTCGAGAACTTGCCGCTGACGGTCTGACTCAGTTTGTCGGACATTCCCTCGAAAGCGCCACCGGCACCCGTCGCATGGTTTATGGCTGCCGCCACAGCATCAAAGCCGATTTGTCCTTTGCTCATCATGTCCTGCAGTTCCGCATAGCTTTTGCCAGTCATCTTCTGAAGTTCCTTCAATGGGTTAAAACCGGCATTGATGAACTGCATCAAGTCCTGCCCCTGCATCTTTCCTGCGGATGCCACCTGACCGAACACAAGCGAGAGGCCACCGAGTTTTTCTTTGTCGCCCATGGCAATGTCGCCCAATTGCTTCAGATACGGCACAACCTTCTGTGCGTTAACGCCGAAGCCGAGCATCATCTTGGCGTTGTTTTCAAGGTCAAGCGGCTCAAACGGTGTCCGTGCCGCAAACTTGTTGATGTCATTCAACATCCTTGCGGCCATGGTCTCGTTGCCAACCAATGTCTTGAACGCCACCGATGTCTGCTCGGCTTGCGCCCCGATGGTGGTCAGTGCGCCCACCCCCGAAGCCATCAGCGTGTACGGGTTCATAAGGAAGTCCATGCCAGGCAGCGAGGAGAGCGAGTTCTTGAAATTTGAGAAGGAGAAGGCTTCCCGAAGGCGAGTACCCACGGATGTCGCCTTTCGGGATATAGTGTCAAGCTGCTCGGACGTGCGGCGTGCTACGCTCAACACATTGCCCTGGTCTGCCTGGAGCTTGATTAGGAATTTAAGTACACTATCCATTTGCCTTTGCCTCTTCTTTTCTGATGTCTATTAAATACCGGATAGTCCACGCCCATTCCGCATCGGTCAGGGTGTCTGGGTCTATGTGCATGTAATATCTCAATAGTGTATTCAGGTAGAGAACATCACTTGCCCCGGCATCGTCGATTTCAGCCTCCTCTAAAGTTTTTTTATCTCGGCCTCCTTTACCTTCAGCACCTCATCCAGTGTGTTGCAGGCTGCGAAGAAATAGTCATCGTTGGTCTTGATTTCCTCATCGCCTTCCACCCACAACTGGTTAAGTAGCGCTGTCTGCATCTTGATGGGGTCTTTCTCCACACTCACATAGCTCAAGTCACGGCGGTTCGGCTTGCGGATGATGCAGCTCTTGCCCTGCGTCTCTATCAAGAATATATCACCGTGTTTGGCTTTAAGTTCCTCAATGTGTTTCTTTTCAAAAATCATTTTTCTGTTCTTTTTAAATGGTTTTCAATTACTGTTCAAACGCTCCCTACACGCTCTTCTTGTCCAGGAAGATAAACGGAAGCGACTTCTCCTGAAATTTGTCGCCCTGCTTCCATTCTGTGTTGTCCTCCGTAAACTCCACACCCATCAGCAGGTCCGTCGTTATCACGTCACCCTTGCTCGGGTTTCCGTAAGCCACAACGATGTCTATGCTGATGTCCAGTATGTCGCCGCCACCGGCAGCACGCAGCGCCTCATATTCGCTTTGCGTCACCGTCAGCTCGCCGTCATACGTCTTGTTTCCTCTCTGTATGCTGTGGGGCTTGTTGCCCTTCGCGTGCAGCACTTCCTTCTCCTGTTTCGACGAGTATTTCACGCCCCTTATGCCAGTCACCGGTCTGCCCGCAGCCACCACGTTCACGTCGCTCCATTCGTACTCTCTTGAATTGAACATTCTTCTCCTCCTTTCTTCTTTAGCCGTTTGTTGTCACTTGGAATCCCAGGTTCACGTCCACATAACGCGCATAGCCGTAAGGGCGCACCTTCAGCGTCACCTTCACCATGCTCGTCGCCAGCACGTTCTGCGTCTCGTCTATCTTGCATACGCAGCCCTCGCCGTCGCTTCCGCTGCTCAGCTCCCCGTTGGCCGTCATCTTGCGGTTTATCGCTGTCTCCACCGTCTGCTGCCAGCTCTTCACCACGCCGGTGTCAAGCGTACCGTCTTCGTTCACCTCCAGTTCGTCCAGAAGCATGTCCAGAAGCGTGTCATACGCCGTGCGGTACGCCTTGTCTATCACTCTTCGCAGCGCCAGCTTCGCATAGTCCCCTGTAGGGTCGCACGCCAGGTTGTCGTCAGCCCAGTAGTAGCCGCTCCTGCCCACATACTTCCGCGCCACGATGTAGCCCTTCTCGTACAGCTTCCTAACGCTCTCACTGGCCTCCTCCGTCTTCTTCTCGCCCACATACATCTCCAGAGGTTTCAGGCTCCCGTCCTTCACCCTGCCAATGTTGCGCTGCACGCTCACGCTCGCCGCGCGTCCAAGCAGCGTGCCCATGCACGCCCCGTTCGTTCCGGCTTTCGTGTCGCTCACCACGATGCCCACTCTGTCCCACGTTTCCTTTGTAAGGTCGTGCAGTTCCGTCGCTTCTGTGTAGTTTCTGCCTTCCAGCAGAGTCACCATCGGTGCATACAGCTCTGTCGTGGCCCATTCGCCCAGTTGCTGTGCTTTTACAGCAGCTGTCAGCACGTCCTTGTCTATGCCTTCCTGGCTTGTCTCGCTCGACAGCGTGTTCACGTTCGCCACGCCCACGCCTCGCAGCGCACCGTTCTCCTTCTCCACGAGCCAACGCACGCTTCCTGCTGATGTCTTCGTATAGTCCAGAAGCGCCGTCATCGTTGTCGTCGGGCTCACGCCCATAACCACGAGCTTCACGCCGGCACCTGCCTCGTCATAAAACTCCGACAGATGTTTCCACAGCACCTCATTGTTTTCCTCAGTCAAGCCCAGAGCCTGCACACTGTCCATGCTCGTCACCTCATACGCCGTGTTCAGCGCGAACGTGCTCCCAACGGCTGCAGCGCCGCACACCAAGGCGAACAGCCCGTCCGGACTGTCGCCCACTGTGCCCAGCTGCCCCGTCAGAAATTGTATCTTCACTCTCGGTAGTTGCATAAGCTATTCTCCTTTCATTCTCTACACTGCAGCACCCTCAGTGATAAGGTACACACCCTTCTTGTCATAGCGGCGCGGACTGCCGCCAACACGCACCAGGAACGAGTAGATGTCACCGTAGTATTGCGGATCGTCCTCATTCGAGAACATCTTCACCTCGCCGAGAGCGCGGCTTACGCACTGCTGCTGCCAGGCAAGGCCTGCGGCAAGTTCTGTCGCCTCGCCCTCTTCTTCCCATCTGATAACGGTCGAACCGTCTGCCTTCACTCGCAGAACCTTCGAACGCTGCATGATGCTGAAGCCATAGAGCTGTCCCATCACGCCCTTGCTCACATTTGCTACAGCCTGGAATGCCGAGAGCTCCTTGTCTGTCAGGTCGTCCAGAAGATCCGCATACTGCACAGCGTCAAGCAGCATATAGCGGCCCTCTGTCGGCACGTCGTCCACGTTCATCTTCACCATCGCCTCCATCACTACCGCTTTCGTAAACTTCTTGCGGTTGCCGGTCGCGGTTTCCGAAGTATGCGCCTCGCGCGCCGCACCGCTGGTGCTAAGTGTGTTCGCACCCTTCGCCCAGCGATACAGCAGGTTCTGTGCTGCCACCTTCTGCAGCTGCTGGCGGTCGTTGCTCAGCACACTGTTACGCTTGTCGTAGCTCAGCTCCACAGTGTCGATGTTCGGAATGTAGATGGGGTTCGTGGTCAGCTCGTCCATGTCGTAGGTCAGCTCGTTGTCCGTGCGCTGGCTCACGCTCGCGGGCTTCTTTGTGCGGTTTATTTCCACACCCGACGGGGTGCCCGCATTCGGGATGTGTACCGTCTTGTAGCTCACAAAGGTAGAGTCGTCGATACTCTTCGAGGCAAACGAGTTGTCGGGGTAGAAGTTCTCGACAATAGTGTTCAGCCAGATTTGTTTGTTCAATGCCATTTCTTTTTTCTCCTTTTTCTTTCGTTATTATTCCGTTAGTTGTTATAGTCCACACCGAAGCGTTCCTTATACTTCGCTGCAAACAGTCCCGGGTCTGAGTTCTTCAGCACCGCAAGCAGACCGCATCTGTCCAGCTCGTCCCAGCTCTTGTCGGCAAAGCTGCTGCCGGTGGGGTGCTCGTCGATATAGGCTGCTGCACGCATCTGGGGCTTCTGGGCTTTCATGCCCTTCAGTAGCGACTCGGTGTTTGCACGGTCGCTCTTCATCAGAGCCTTGAAGGTCGCCACCTGCTCCTTGCCGATCTTGCCGTCGCTCACAGCCTTGTTCACAATAGCCTCCACCTCGGCTGCTTCGGCTGCCTCGGCTTTCTCCTTGTACGCCTTGTTGGCTTTCTCCAGGGCTTCTGCCTTGGTCGCTTGGTTCTCCAGCTGCTGGGCTTTCATCAGCAGCTCTGCCTCGCTGTTCACATCTTTGAACGTGGGCATTTTCTTCAGTTCTTCTAATAGTGCCATGTCTTTATTCTGGTTTTGTGGCTGCGTCTGCAGCCGGTTGTTGAAATACTGATATACCTCACCGGCGGTCTTCGGCTCCGTTTCGGGCTTCTCGCCCATGTCGTACAGTCCGTCTGCCAGTTTCATACTCACCGCTTCATCTGCGCTTATCCAGTGGTCTTTCTCGTCAAAGTAGCGGGCGGTCACCTCCTTTGCCTCCATACCGCAACGGTGGGCTATCATGCGTGCCAGGTCGCCCTGCAGCGTCTCCATCATGCTTGCCGTCTGGCGCAGGGCTGAGGCGTTGCCCCATGTACCGCCGCTTACAGCGTGCAGCATCAGTTTCGCGTACGGCGACATATAGAGGGGCTTGCCGCATAGAGCGATTATGCCTGCTATGCTCGCTGCCACACCGTCCACATATATCGTTATGTCCGCCTTCGAGGTGCGCAGCGCATTGTATATCGCTATGCCGCTGAACACGTCGCCGCCGTTCGAGTTTATCCTTACGTCTATCTTGTCGTATTGCGCTTGCAGAGCCATCAGCTCGCTCACCACGCGCCCACTGTCCACCTTCTGGCCGTCGCCCACGTCGCCGTACAGCAGTATGGCCACCTCGCCGTCACCGGGTATTGTGTTGAAAAACTTCATTTCGCGTTCTGTTTTTAAATTTCCGCTTGCAAAATTCTATAAAAATCCGTCCGCTTGCAAACCGTGTTTTTATAGTGTCGTTTCCTGATGTTATCGTCACTTTTCCTGGAGTCATCATAAAACCGTGGTTTGAACTTCTACCCAAAAACATAGAACTTTGCATCCTGTTAACAAGCATTTTTTTTATTTCATCTTATGACAAAAAACAATATCGACAAAAAAGGCATAGCACAGTCCCTCTTCCTCGACGGAGCATACACCCAGGAGGAGATTGCAGCTAAGGTGGGGACCACACGTCAGACTGTTTCGCGGTGGGTCCGCGATGGAGCATGGGAGGAGCTGAAGGCTTCACGCACCATCACAACCGAACAGCTCATCGCGCAATATAAGCGCCAACTCGCCGAAATCAACAAGCGAATCGAAGCACGACAGCCTGGCGAACGCTTCCCGACAACCGAGGAGGCCGATGCCATCGTCAAGACTGCTGGAGCCGTCAAAAAGCTGGAACAGGACATCGGCGTATCCGATTGCGTCTCTGTTGCCATGCGCTTCCTCTCATGGCTGCGCCCAGTCGATGCCGAAGCGGCACGCACGTTCAACGACTATTTCGATGCGTTCATCAAGGATCAGGCAGGGAGGGCCCGTAAGTAATGGCTACAGCTAAAGACAGACAGTCTCTTGCCGTTTGGGAGGAGTTTCACAAAAGCCTGCTGCGCGGTGTTGAGGTCGACAACAGCCTCACGCGTCAGGACATAGAGCGCCAGCGTGCTCAACTTGAACGCGACCCCATAGAATGGATAAAGTTCTTTTTCCCGGCTTACGCAAAATACGAGTTCGCACCGTTCCATATTCGGGCCATACGGCGCATCATTGCCAACGACGAGTGGTACGAGGTGCTCTCATGGTCGCGCGAGCTGGCAAAGTCCACCGTCGCCATGTTCATTCTCATGTTCCTTACGCTCACACGGCGCAAGCGCTTTGTCGCTCTGGCATCGGCCACCATCGACTCGGCTAAGCGTCTGCTACTCCCGTTCAAGATCAATTTCGAGTCTAATCCGCGCATACGCCAGTTCTACGGCGAGCAGCCCACCATCGGGCAGTGGACTGATTCTGAGTTTTCGTGCCGCTGTGGAGCCAAGTTCATTGCCCTCGGAGCAGGTTCTGCTCCACGTGGTATGCGCAACGAGGCCATACGTCCCGACATCCTCTATTTTGATGATTACGACACCGATGAAGACTGCCGAAACCCAGTCACGCTCGACAAGAAATGGGACTGGGCGGAGCACGCGCTTTATCCTACACGTTCCATCTCTGAACCAACGTTGGTTCTTTGGTGTGGCAACATCATCGCAAAGGACTGCTGCATCACACGCGCAGGACATCTCGCTAACTCATGGGACATCGTCAACATACGCGACGCCGCAGGACGCTCCACATGGCCGCAGAAGAACAAGGAGGAGCAAATAGACCTCATCCTTTCCAAAATCTCAGTAAAGGCGCAGCAAGGCGAATATTTCAACAACCCCGTGGCAGAAGGAAAAATCTTCAAGAACCTGCCTTACGGTAAAGTGCCGCCGCTATCAACGTTCCGCTTCCTCATCGGATATGGCGACCCTGCTTACTCTGATTCTCGCAAAAAGGCCTCGTCAACAAAGGCGCTCGTTCTTGTCGGCAAGCTCAAGGGGGTCTACTATGTCATCAAGGCTTTCCTTGCCCGCGAGACCAATGCCAACTTCATATCCTGGTATTTTGCCATGGACGATTATGTCGCACATAAAGCCAATGTCTATTGGTATATGGAGAACAACAAGCTGCAGGACCCGTTCTTCAACCAGGTCTTCAGACCGCTGCTGCGTGATCAGTGCCGCGACCGACGACGGGAGCTTTACATCAAGGGCGACGACCGCAAAAAGACAGACAAGGCGACGCGCATCGAGGCTAATCTTGAACCTATCGACCGAGAGTGTCGTTGGGTCTTCAACGAGCAGGAACGGGACAACCCCATGATGCAGGAGCTCATAAACCAGTTCAAGCTCTTCGAGCTCACGCTGCCTTATCCTGCCGACGGACCCGATGCCGTCGAGGGAGCGGTCACCATCAACGACATCAAGACGGCTGAGATGGAGCCTACATACACCGTCTCTTATGCCGAGCTCAACGAGGACAACCCGTATCGTATGTAATAACAATTTCAAAACTCAAAATATCATGTTTTTATATGGACAACTTTATTTCATTATCCGATTACGACGCCTCTATTCACCGCGACATCCTCGATGCATTGTTGCGAAAGGACACAACGGCTTACGACCCGCAAATCATAGAGGTGTGCGAGGACCGAGCCGTTGCCGAAATGCGGTCATATCTCAACAAAGCCTACGACTGCGACGCTATATTCTCCGCGCGTGGGGCAGAACGCCACGCACTCATTCTCATGTTCGCCGTAGACATCGCTGTGTTTCACATCTTTTGTCAGCACAATCCCTACAAGATTGCGAAGATACGGCAGGACCGCTACGACCGCGCCATTGAGTGGCTCAAAGGCGTAATGGCTGGCGACATCACTATTGATGGGGCACCGCTGCTACCCGACGACACTCTGGCCGACAATTCACGCTGGCAGATTGCAGCCGACGAGGTACGACCTGTCTTTCTCTGATCATAAATCATCATCAATATGGCTAACAAGAACTTAAAAACAAATAGGTCTATGCGTACCTCACAAAAACGCATCACACAGGGTGGTATGCTCACATCACCCGGGCAGCGACAGCCCGACATAGTGCTGCAGATGCCTGAGGTCTTCTTCTTCGACATGAAAGCCTACATGGCGTCTGTCAAGGCAGCGCAGGGCATCGACTATTCCAACCGAGTCCGGCTCTACGACATGTATGAGTCCGCTATGCTCGACCTCCATCTGTCGGGGGTGCTCGCAAAGCGGTTGAGAGGGGTTACCAAGATTCCCATCGAGTTCCAGCGCAACGGCGAACCCGACGAGGAAATCAACAGTCAGATTCGCTCGCCATGGTTCAAGCAGTTCCGAAAGGATTGTGTCCTTTCTGAGTTTTACGGCTTCTCCATCATGCAGTTCTGGCGCGATGATGATGGCTTCATACGCTATGATCTCATCAACCGTAAACACTATGACCCTATACACCGGCGCATTCTCAAGTACCAGGGGGAGATAGATGGTATACCGGTTGAGCAGTTTCCCAATATGCTCTTTGTCGGAAAGGAGCGTGAGCTCGGAATTTTTGCCGAACTCCTGCCTGCCGTCCTTTACAAGCGTGGCGACATGGCTGATTGGGCACGCTTCTGCAATATTTTCGGTATGCCTATCCGTGAGTACACCTATGATGCTGGCGACGAGCAGGCACGTCGCCGACTGGTCGCAGAAGCGCGCTCGCAGGGTGCCAATGCGGTCTACATACACCCAAAGGATTCCGAACTTACGCTCATCGAGGCGGCCAACAAGTCGGGCTCGTCAGAACTTTACAAGACTTTTGCCGAATATTGGGACTCCAAAATTTCAATCCGCGTGCTCGGCAATACACTCACAACCGATGCCAAAGAAACAGGAACACAAGCGCTTGGTGAGGTGCACAAGGAGGAAGAGGACGAAATGAACGCCGATGACCGCGATTTCATTCTCGACATTCTCAACTACGACATGCGGCAGATCTTCGCCGACCTCGGGTTCAATGTCGAGGGTGGCGAGTTCGTCTATGCCAAAAAGGACAAAATCAATCCATCGCAGCAAATCGACATCGTGCAGAAGCTCTCTTCCATGGGACTCCCCATCGACGATGACTATCTCTACGAAACTTTCTGCATAGCCAAGCCCGACAACTACGACGAGCTCAAGGCGCAGAAGGAGGCGGAGAGGGCCGCCATGCGCAATGCGCTCAACGCTCCAGACGATGATGGGCACAACCATAAGGAGGACAACAAAAAAGACGGCTCAAACACCGTTCAAAAAACGATAAAAAACCATTTGAGAGGTTTTTTCGGGCTCGCCCCGACACCAGGGGCGGATTCCGACTTCTGATCGATAGGCTCTATTACGACGGCTCATGTGCCTGTTGCTCGGGACATTTCCACAATGTCGCGCCCTCGTTCACGTTCTCCACCGATGTGCTGCAGCAGTATCTCCGTGCCATATACAACGGCTTCGACACCTCGCGTGCCGTCGAGCCTACAATGTGGCGCGAGGTACTGCGCGTTCTCAACGAGGCCACGGTCTCGGGCTTGCTGCAGAGTAGTGCGCCTACACATCGTGACAGCTTCCTCGCCGCCCTACGTCATTCCAACGAGGTCTTTGCTGCCTTCAAGGTGCATTCCATGTCCGAGCGAATGGCGGCACGCCTCCTCAATCCCGACGGCACGTTAAAACCGTTCCGCCAGTGGGCTGACGATGTAAAAAGTATATCTTCCCACTATGTCGGCGCGTGGCTGCGCACCGAGTACGACACGGCTCTCATACGTGCCCATAATGCCGCCGACTGGCAGCAGTTCATCCGCGATGCTGATGTTATGCCCAACCTCCGTTGGATGCCAACCACGTCGCCAATGCCCGAGAGCAGCCACCGCGCCTTTTGGGAGAGAAAGCTCACGCTGCCCGTCTCTGACCCGTTCTGGGACGAACACCACCCCGGCGACCGATGGAACTGCAAGTGTTCACTTCAACAGACCGACGACCCGCCTACGCCAGAACTGAAGGCGGAGTTCGCTGGCGAGGCTCCACAGCCAGGACTCACAAACAATCCCGGAAAGGATGGGCACACCTTCTCACAAGACCATCCCTATTTCCCTAAGTCGTGTTCATCATGTGGGTTCTATAAAAAGGCAAGCATAAAAAATCGTTTATTACCAGCGTTTCTTAATATAAGAGCTAAAGACTGCTACGACTGCCCGTATATAAATAATTGTATACCTGGCAAGGGAAAAGTTGAAAAGCAACGTGAAGCGCAGCAACAAGCTGCTGCTCATATAAAGGCATTTAGGGCTACGCTTGATCCTTATAGAGGAACAACACTGCACAACAACGATTTTGTATCAGGGAAGCTCACCATTTTAAGACGTTCCATGCAGGATGTCTTTGAGCATAACCGTGAGGACTTAAAACTTATGGCCTGGTTGAAGGATTTTGATTTAGAGCATATAAAAGGATGGAAATATAAAGGCTGGGCTGAAAATAGACCATACGACTCTTCTCATCCTAAGTTCGATCCCAAAAATCCTAATAAACGTAAGCACCCGGAAACAGAGTATTTCTTGTATTATTCACTTGAAATTGATGGCGACACATATTGGGCAAATGTCAAAATGCGCAAAGATTATGGTGAAGTTTTATACACGATAGAAAAGAAAAAGCCCGAAGACTTAATCCTCGGACTTAAAAGATAAAAGGCAGTGGAATGCGTTAACCCGGGTCCAAAGCCCATTGGGCGCGTTTACCTCCACTGCCTTTTCTGCAAAGATAACAATAATAATTTAATAAACAAGCGTTATGAACAAATTTTTCAAGTTTTTCGCGGCATCCAACCGCTACAAGCATCTCATCGGTGGCTTCATCGTCGCCGCTCTCGCAGGTTCTTTCTATGCTGCTGTCTATGCTGCAGTCGTTGCCGCATCGTGTCTCGAACTCAAAGACCGACTCTACGGAAACCCCTGGGACTGGATCGACTGGCTCTGCACTCTTATCGGCGGTATCGTCGCCGCCATAGTTCTTCACTTAATAGTTTTCTGACCATGGACGCAAAAGAAATACAAAAACGCATCGTCCGACTCAAGGACGACATAGAGCGCGAAGTCCGCGACCGACTGCCGCGCAAGGTGGGCATCGTAGCCGTCAATCATTTCAAGCAAAACTTCCGAGATGCTGGATGGCGTGACGACGGGCTACACCCATGGAAGACTACACGACGACAACGTGAAGGCGGTCCCGATGCCAAGTACACGCCGCTCACTTCGCGCCGTGACCACCTTATGCGATCCATTCAGTACTCCTCACAGCCCGGACAGGTCACGGTCACAAACCCAGTGCCCTATGCAGCCATACACAACAATGGGGGCACCCTCAACACACACCCATCTGTCACCAAGCGCATGCGGCGCTTCGCATGGGCCAAGGTCTATGCTCTCGCAGGTGTCAAGGGCAAGGGCAAGCTGCCAAAACAGCTCCCGGCTACAGCCGCCAAGTGGCGTGCACTCGCACTCACCAAGAAGTCCAAACTGAGCATCACTGCACGCATCCCGCAGCGTCAGTTCATGGGCGATAGCCGTGAGTTGAAACAGAAAATTAACACGATTATCAACGACTCTATTAAACGTATAGAAAATGGAATACTTAATATCTGAACTCATACCCCTTATTGCTACGTCCATTCCTGCGCTCTCGCTTGTTGACGAGGACTACGGCCAACTCGAAAACATCGACGACACCGACGATGAACGCCAGATGTACCCCATCACATTCCCGTGCGTCCTCATCGATGCACCGGAAACAGAATGGTCCAATCTCTCACCAGGCATTCAGAAGGGGGTCTGTACATTACGCATACGCCTCTGCATAGACTGCTACGATGACACGCACTATGGCTCTGACACCACCGAACGTATCAATGAGCGCAATGCTCTGCGCCATGAGTTACATACCGTCCTGCAGAACTTTCGGCCTGCAGATGATGGTGCTCTCGTACGCACAGCCTCACGCTTCTACACGTTCAGCCATGGTATAAAGGTTTATGAAATGACTTATAAGACAACGGTATCAGAGTCCGTTGTCACGGAAAAAGTGAAAGTTGCCGCGCGTCGCATTTCGCTTTCGGTGATACGCGAAAACCGCTGAAACCAACGGATGGAAGCTCAGCACCGTCAACCTTCTCGCCTTCGCGTATCATCTTGCGGATTATCTGCATGATACGACCTTCACTGATGAAAAATTCTTCCGACGAGAGTTTCTGCAATGCGTCATCGAACCGAAGTCTTTTCACTTCAGTCCAATAATAATAGCGCTCAAACAGCTTTCTGTCTCTTGCGCTTATCAGTGCCTTGTCTCGTCCTTTGCTCATAGTCTGCAAAAATAAACTTTTTCCCTTAAACCGCAAGCAAAAAGCCACCTAAATCGCTCATATTTAGGTGGCTTTCTTCAATTCATGCCCTCACGTTACGCAGAAAGGCTAAAAAAAGGCTTGGCGAGGCTTATGCCCCACGGCTCACAACCTGCAGAAGCTCGGCTCTATGCGGCTCCACACGCCGTTCTCCGGATTGCGCTTAGAGAAGTAGTAGTTCGTCGCCGTGGCCTGCACCACATTGGCTTCCTTGAACAGACGCATGATTTCTGCATACTCCTCGTCAAAGCGGTCCTCCAGCTCATAAAGCTTCGAGATGCTCTTGTAGTCCAGGTCACCCGTCTTGTTGCGCTCCAGAAGCGTCATCGCCATCTGGTACATCGGGTCCTCCACACCCTTCTCGCTCGCCTCCATGTAGCGCTTAAGATAGTCCACAAGGCGCTCGGCTGCAAGGTCTGCACGCTCGTCAAAGCCCTTCACCTTGTTAAACTTCACCTCAAGTTTGAAGTCCCCGTCAGTGATCGTGTAGCTCTGCTGGCTCTCGTTCTTCACAGCGCCATACTCGCGCATGAGTTTCGTGAAAGCTGTCACCTCGTCGTCAAGCCATTTCTTGAAGCCCGAAACCTCGCTCTCCAGGTTCTCCACTCTGCACAGCACGTCATGCATAAACTGCCCACGCAGTGCCTCGTAGCTCTCGCGCTTCGCCATGCGGTCGTTCTTTGCCTCGGTCTGCAGCCGTGCTAACAGTTCGGCACGCTGCTCCTTTGTCATACCCTTCAAGGGGTCCACTGTCTCGTTCTTTGTTTCCATTGTCTTTTCTTTTTATGGGTTCATTACTCGTTTTCTTTCTTCTTGCGGTTCATGGCACGCAGTTTCGTGTTCAGGGCTGACAGCTCTTCTGTGTCCAGGAAGCGGAAAGCCTTGCCCGCTATACGTTTGTCCTCGCAGAAGCGGTCCACGGCTTTCCAGTCTGCCGTGTTCACACCCCACAGCTGCATCTGGTGCAGTACGCCGCTACGCGCCTTGCGCTTCGCCTTCAGCAGAGCGGCACGCCGTTCGTCGTAGCCCGCCACACGCTCCATTTCCTTGCACATCAGCTCATACTCCTTGACGGTCATCTGGCGCAGGTGCTCGGTTCTCTCGTTGGTAAACTGACGCACCAAGGTCTCCTTGTCCGCACCTGGCAGGAGCTTCAGCAGCTTGTAGAACTTCCCGTAGTTATCGACGTGGTTCATGCTCCGCCTCCTTTTCTTTCCATTTCAGCCACGCCTCTCTCGCCACGGCAAGTGCCGTAGGAACCTCCCATGTCAAGCCGTCAGCAGGAAGCAACGGCACATTGTTAAAACAAATGTACACCTCACCGCTGAACTCGCGTGCCTGAACTATCGCTTCGCTCTCTCTAACCAAAGCTGCAGCTTTCTTCGCAGCCTTTTTCTCGTTGCGGGCCTTGCGCTCTGCGCTAAGCCACGCTTTCAACTCGTCTAAAACTTTCATTGTGTCAATATTTATGGGTTCTTTGTTTGTCATTTTCTCGTTTACTTGGCTTCCACTTGATGGTCACTTCGGCGTCCATCTTGCCGCTGCCCTCACATACAGGGCAAATCTTCCATTCGCTGCCGTTCGGGCTGCTCCGGTCGCCTAAGAAACCGCCCTGACCATGACAGTATTCGCAAGTATATCCTCGGCTCTCAATACGTTCTTCCTTGCTGCCGTAAACTGGTGGCGTCAGCCATATCATTCGATGCTTACTGCTCATTGTTTCTCGCGTTTATATGTTACTCTCTCATAAGTATGCCTCTGGATGATCCGTGACGCAAACATCAGGTCGGTAGTTTCCAGCACCACGCAACCTTTGTTCTTCTGGCTGCGGTGTGCCGTCAGGTCACATTGCCAGTTACCCTCCAGCCATTCGTCCATCACGCTCTCCGCCTGGCCCTTCTTCAGCAGGATGTATATCGTGTCACCCTGCCGGTAGTCGTTCATGTCCTTACTCATTGCTTTATATCTTTACTCCAGTATTCCTCGGCTCTTTCTGCCCATATCGTATAATATCCCTTGTCACCGAAATATCGCCCCTTCGATATGGCTCTGTATCCCTCCACCCATATCTTCAGCGAGGCGTCAAACATCACGCTCACCGCTGTACGCCCCTTCGGGCGTGTGCCCTCGGCCTGGCTGATGATGACGAGCAGTTTGTTCGGATGGCGGGACTTGAAGGCCAGATAGTCCTCAAAGCTCATGCCCGTATACTGGTAGGAGTCTATCACCACCGTGTCGGGGCTTTTCCTTTTCGACAGCCGCTTGTCAAGGTCCTCCATGCTCTCGGCATCCAGCAGCACCATTCGGCGTGCCACATCCTGCATCCCGGCTCGTATAAAGGCGTTCTTCATCGTCAGGCTCGAACCTTCCTCCAGACTGTCATAAGCCACTCGCCCGAATCGGCATAGCTCCTTGCACAGCTTCAGCACGAAACTCGTCTTGCCGCTTCCGCTTCGACCCCACACGAACCACACACCGTTCCGCTCAGGCTCGCCAAACGCCTCGCGCCACTCGTCGCTCAATTTGTAGGTCTGCTTCTTCATCGCAAGCAGCTCGCTCACGCTTATCGCTCTTTTCATATCGTTTGAATGTTATTTGAACACCGTTCAAGCGCCCATCTGCTTCACTCTGTGTACACCTTTCTTCACCCTCCGCAGGTCGAAGTCATACTGCTCAGCGTCCTTCACCACCTCAGCTATCTTCTTGCGGTCGGTCAGTCCGTTCGCCACGCAGATCGCATAAACGTCGTTCGGACTTGTCTGCTCCAGCTCGAAGAACTTGCGTCCTATCCTGGAGTGTATCTCGTTATAGCCTTTCTTGTCATAACGCAGTCCCATCTTCATCCTGCGCTTGATATACGAGGTCGAGAAAAACACGATGCCGCATTTGTCCTCAAGCCTGTTATACAGGTCTATGAAGTAGTGGAACACCCTTTCCGTCAGCTTGTCAGCTTCATCGAACAGCAGCACCGGGTTCTCCGTCTGTATCAGCGCGCCGATGATTGCATCAAGCATGTCTCTTATCGTCATGCCGTCAGTCCTCAAGCCTATCTTCTTCGCAATGTCGCGGATAAAGTCGCTGCGCTTCATGTCTTCCGAGCACAGAACGTAGTAGGCACCGCTGTGCTCACGCTCGTAAAGCCGCGCTGCCGTGGTCTTGCCGCATCCGGCTTCGCCCACCACCCAGGTCACGTTCTTCCATTCCTGGGCGTCAGTCATCGCATAGGCCATCTCCTTTGCTGCCGTGGTCTCCACCATCTGCCAGGCACCAGGGGTGGCGGTTCCCACCTGCGAGGCTATCTTTCGCCACATGTCGTCGCTGATGTTCTCCCACTTGCCGCTCAGTACCGAGCTTACCGTGCCAGCACTCGTACCGTCCAGACTGGCTGCTGCCTTGTTTTGGCTCGGATATTTCATCACATAGAGGCGCAGGGCCTCGCGTATCTGTTCTTTCTGTTTCTCGTTCATATCGTTTGTTTTTATTGATTCTACAGTTTTGATGCAATCTTTTTCTCCATCGGAAGCGGTATTCTCGGCGTGTCGCCATCATCACCGCCCTCCATCACGTCTAGCCAGTCATCAAGGCTCAGCGATTTCGTGTGTCGTCCAAGTTGGTACTGCTCAGGAGGCTGCGAGTAACGCTCCATGCGGTGGTCTATCTGCCGCTGCACGGCTGCCGTCGTGCCCTTCAGCTTCGGCGAGTGCAGACCCTGCTGCTCCGCGTCCGTGCCATGCTCGGCGGCTATCGTCCGGCCGGCTACCGTCCGCTCTATGCGGTCCTGAAGGTTGGCTTCCTGCTCCTGGCGGATGAACTTCGCATCGTCCGTCCCCTGCTGGTCTTGCAGGGCGCGGTGTATCAGTATGTAGGGTTCTGCCGTCCGCTCAAAGCGCAGCGAGCCGTCTGTTCCTTTTGTATAGAGTCTTATGCTCGCAAAGTCGTAAGGGTCGTAAGCCACGATGAAACGCTCGTAGGTGTGCTTCCTTCGCCACTCGTGGTCGGGTACGCCGGGCGATGAGCACACTTCGTACTGGCGCTTCTCGCCTTTGATCGTCACCTGCAGGCCCTGGTCCGTGAACGTCGCCATGCGTTTCGTAAACACCCAGAACATGTCCACCATGTCGTGCAGCGTCACTTCCTGGGTCTCCTCGTTCACGCTCTTCTCATACATGTCTATCCTGCGCTCGCCGGTGGCAGGGTGCACACCCTCGTTCCATTCCTTCCGGGCTGCGGCATAGGCATCTTTCAGCTCCTCCAGAGTGTACAGACTGTCCTTGTTGGCTTCGATAAACTCAACGTTCGGGCGGCTCGACGCCTTCTTCGCCGTCACGTTCTGACCCGTGAAGCGCCAGTCCTTGTGCAGCACCTGAGCCTGAAACCGTCCGAACACGCTCTCTATCGTCTTCGACTCGCCGTTGTAGGGCTGTGTCGGGCGGTGCACCCTGCAGATCTTCCCGATAAAGCCGTCAGAATCCAGCTTCTTGTGGCCGCCCTGGTTGTCATAAACAATCTCATAAGGCTTATGGCCGCTCTTCTGGATTGCCATGCGGTAGGCGTGGTATTGGGCCTCATAGTCCTCTGTGTCGCTGATGCAGTAGCCCAGAAGCACCTCGCTCATCGCGTCGATTACCTCATACACCTGGGTCGTCCGCACCTTGCCCTGCTCGTCCCTATAGTAAAGGTTCAGCTTCGTGCCGTCACCATACCATAGCGTGTCCCTGCGTGTCGGAAGTGCAGTCTTGTGCTTTCTGCCGTAACGCTGACGGGCAGCCTGCTCGCCATATACGTCGTCATACCATAAAGGCTCCACCGCAGGGCTGTTCAGCCATTTCTTCATGCCGCTCAGGCTTCTTATCGGCTTCCAGCCTCTTTCCTCGGCTATCTCGTTGGCCTTCTCAAACAGCTGCGCGTCGGTATACACCGGCACCTTGCTGCGTTTCAAAGCCACAATCAGTTTCAGAAAGTCACCGGTTATCTTCAGTGCCGAAGTGTTGCCCAGCTTGCCGCTCACCACGCTCTGGTAGCCATCGGCCTTCCAAGCCTTCAGTCGCGTCTTCAGTCGCGCCAATGTGCCCGGGAGCGTGTGGCCGTAGCTCTCGCGCATACGTTCCGAACTGTCAAGTATCAAGTCCCACGCACCCGACATCGGAGCATTCAGACTGCTGCGGATGGCCTGGCGTCTTGCCGCCATCTTCTCCAGCTCGCCAAGCACCGAGGCGTTGATGGTATATTCCTCTATCATCTTCTCCGTCAGGTGGCGCTCCTGCCCGTCCTTGTCCATATAGGTGTAGGCTTCGTAATACTCACGCGCCTTCGCATCTATCTTTATGCTTGCCTTCGTCATAGCCTCTCGCATCTTTTCTTCTGGGTCACCGTATGTCGCCACAAACCGCCGTCTGTACTTCTCCGGAATACTGCTCCACACATACAGTGCCTGAGTCCCCTCGCCGCCGCCACGACGTGCACACGCTATGTTGCAGCGTTGCACGTTGCATTTCAGCGTGTTCGCCTTCATCACGGGGTCTCTGCCGCCCGTCAGCTCGGCAAACGTCACGCACAATATCTTGTTGTAGTACTCCATTTCCTTTTATCTTTGTTTTCCTTCTTGCGGTTCTCTCCTTACATAGTGGCGCAGCACATGGCTTCCACCTTCTCCTGCACGGTCTTGATGTCTGTAAACCCGGCGTTCTCGATGCGTTCCACCACGTCGCCTTTCTCGTCCTTCAACTCCAGTACGCCCGTGTTCTTGTCGCCTTCCCACATCCAGCCGTTCTCGAAGTGCTGGCGCATCATGTTGTCTGCGTCATGCACCACCTCGCTCGCAGGAGCCGTAACAAGCTCAAAACCGCCACGCTGAACGGCAAGGCTGCGTATCTTCTTTGCCAGGTCGCTCTGACCCTTCACCGGGTGAAAGTTCAATGCGTAGCTCACCATCTCCTTCGTCACACCGAAGGCCTTTGCCAAAAACTCCCGCTGGGAACGGGTCACTGTTATCACTCTTTTCATTGTCCGCTGTTTTTAGTTCGTTATTACTTTTATTCGTGGAGTGTAGGGGAGTCGAACCCCACATGGCCATACAGCGCATGGCAAACCTGCCACTCCTGCGGTCTTTCCCGCCGTCATCCGAGGCCGCCCCTGCCGACTATCCAGTGCGGCGGCTGACTATCCAGTGCAGCCTTTGGGACTTCCGTGTTATCCTGCAATCTTCTTACCCTCGGCTATTAGCGTCTGAACTGTACTGAAGAACTGTATCATCTTCTGTTTCGCCTTCAGCTCCAGTCCGTATGCCATGTTGCTCATCTTGCCTGTGCTCTGACGCTCCAAATCACCATACACCAGGTCGTCTGTCAAGTGTTCTATATTGTGGCGCAAAGACTCCTCAAGTGCCGCAAGACCAAGCTCCTTGGCCGTCTCATACACTGGCTCCAGTATCGTCTTTGCGGCCATTGCTTCATACAGATCGTCGGCGTGCCAGCGGAAAAAATCTGCATAGTCATTCACCATGTCCTCTTTCCAACTTTCAATGTCACCCGTCAGGTGGTTCAACTTCATGCGCATTCTGTTCATCGCCGCATTCAATGCAAATTCCTTATAGTTCATATTCTTTAAATGCTAAAATTTGTATTTCTCGGCCTTTTTCACTATCTTTGGCCGCGCGTTTATTCTTAAACACGCTGCAAAGATAAACAAAATGTAGATACTAACAAAACTTTTGGGGATATTTTTATCCACAAGTGTAGATTTATATACAGGTTATGGATAAAACAAAGATGTTAGAGGGGCTGATAAGGCATTATACAAAAGGCAATAAAGCCCAATTTGCAAAGCTTTTGGGCGTATCTGCCCAAACAATAAGTGCATGGATTGCTCGTAATACGTTTGATGCTGAACTTATATACGCAAAGTGTAGATATGTTGATTCCTCATGGCTGCTCACTGGTGAGGGAGCAATGCTTCAGGAAACGGAAAACAAAAATGCGCCGACTTCTAATCGCACTATTGAGATAGCCCGCCAAGTTCCCCATGGCAGCAGCGAGGGCATCCCACTCATACCGCTCGATGCAGTCGCCGGTTTCCCTGCCGAAAGTGGCGGTGGGGTACGTCTGGAGGACTGCGAGCGCTATGTCATACCGGAGTTCGAGAACAAAGGGGCAAACTTCCTTATCCGGGTGTCTGGCGACTCCATGGTGCCGCTATATTATAGTGGCGACCTCCTCGCTTGTCGCAAAATCACAGACATCCGCTTCTTCCAATGGGGCACCGTCTATGTCCTCGAAACGAGCCAGGGGGTACTCGTCAAACGCGTGCAGGAAAGCGTAGATCATGCCGACAGCATTCTATGCGTGTCGGAAAACAGCAGTGTTCATCACCCTTTCCTCCTCCCACGCGACGACATACGCAGCCTGAGCATCATCGTCGGACTCGTCCGCCTCGTCTGATACTCACGTCACACGCATCACGCACACGCTCCACACCGCAAAACGTGTCGCGCACGCACATACATAGGTATAATAGGGTAGCAAATCAGCCAAAACCCCGATAAACAGGGCGTTCCCGACATTCCGCAAAGGTTTAGAACATGCCAAAACGTGGGATTATCCCCACCCCCTAAACGCCCGAAAATGACATCAATCACAATTTATTCGGAGTTATATAGGGGGTCAATTACTTGTTTTCCATGTTAAAAGTGAATACCCAAATGCACACCCTCTCTGAACATTTCGTTTTTCCATGCACACCCAAACGCACACCCAACTGCACACCCAAACCCGAAAAACGCCATTTTTCGCCCCTCTCAGGAGCCGTCATAACGCAAAAACGGCTTGACCACTGTTCAAATCAGTGTTCAAGCCGTTCAAATGCCGTTATATCAACGTTTTAGCCGTTTAAATCATCCTTATTTCTTCTCTTTTTCCGTCCTGGGTCCTCTTATCAGCTCTCCCTGCCGGATCATAGCCTTTTTATTGAGTATAACACCTCCATCAGCCAGTCCGGCGTGTAGCAGCGAGCTTTTCTTTATACCCACCTCATCCTCTGTCAAAACCGTATAAATCGCCGATATTGAGCCGAAGTAGTAGTTCTTCCGCCCATGTATCAAATGCACATGTATAACCTTTGTCATAACCGTTCCTTTCTGTTTCTCAAAATGTTCGTTTTCGCTTGCAAATAATAACTATTTAGAAGAATTTACAAGCATAAAAAGCAAGAAACAAGCAAAATAAAAGGCATGACCGCAGCCACACCCTCCTTCATTCAATCACCGCCCAAACAAGCCGTTTTAAGCCCCGTCAGCGCCCATTTCCATGTCCAGACGATAAAGCACCCACATGAGCAGCCATACGCGCCCAGAAGCCCACGAAATGCCACATACAGCCGTCAGGACAGCCCAAAACATAACATTCTCAGCCCCGATGTAAAGCAATACCCTTCAAACACCGTTCAAATCGAACCCAAACGTAAAGCAAATGTAAAGCGAATGTAACGTTTCGTTTTTCCCTCTCATTTCGTTCATTATCCTCAAACCCTTTGTAAATCAACGCTTTCTCCGATTTTTCTCTCACTCCACTTTTATACGTTTCGTTTTATCCCCCTTATGAAAATCGGGGTGGAAAGGTCACAACGCTCAAGCACAAGAAATATGATTTGATAGGTTTCCACACTGCAAGAAGGTCATTTGCTACAAATATGTTTTTGGCAGGTAAGCCGACCTACGCTATCATGCAGCTTACAGGCCATACCAACGAGCGCACATTTTATAAATACGTGAAGGCTACTCCCGAACAGATAGCCAAGTTATTGGAGTTCAACACTGCCATATAACCAATGCTATCGGGGATAAGCAGGGACGAAATCGGGGATGGTTTAGAGGATTTTGTACAAAAACGGGGATTAGTTGACAATCAAGCTGTTACGTCAACGAATCCCCTAACTTATTGAGT